ATAAGTATATTAAGGCTAATACTGCAAAGCTTCTTGAGAACCAGCGTGCTCAGTCCGTCGGACTCATTACAGAAGATTTCAGTACTGGTGTTTCTGGACCAACCGGTCTTAATCAGGGTATTCCCAATGGTGGAGATGGAAAGGGTGTATTTGCACCAATTTCTATGGCTCTAGTCCGGCGTGTATTCCCTCAGTTGTTCGCCAACGTTCTAGTTGGTGTTCAGCCAATGAATGGTCCAGTCGGTCTTGCTTTCGCTCTTCGTAACATTTACAAGACAAGCAATCCTGATGAGATTATAGAAGCTGCATGGAAGTCTGTTCCAGAATTTGCTGGCTTTACCGGTTCTACTGCTAATACCAGTGGAAAGGTTGATGCTGGTACTGGTGTTGAAACTGAAGCTGCAGAACATTGGAAACTTGGTGGTCAAGCTGATAAGTTTGAAAAGATGCCAGAACTTGGTCTCATGCTTTCTCGTCAGTCCATTGTGGCTAAGACCCGTAAGCTTGGCGCTTCCTTCTCTCTAGAATCTGCTGAAGACATCAAGCGTATGCAGGGCATCGATATGATGTCTGAAATTGTTAAGACCATTCAATACGAAATGACTGCTGAAATTGACCGTGAAACCATTGCTCATTGTAAGAATCTCTGCACACCACAGACATTCACAAAGGCACCAGATAGTGCAACCGATGGCTGGACTGGTCGTTGGTCTCAGGAACGTTTCAGCAATATTGTAACTCTAATTGTCAGTGCATCTAACCAGATTCGTACTGCCACTCGTAGAGCTGCAGCAAATATCGCTGTTGTTTCTCCAAACATTGCAACAATTCTTCAAGCATCTGCACCATTCTTCAACAAGATTGTAACAAATGTAAATGGTTCTGCTGCAACACCAGAAATTGGTACTCTAAACGGCACTATCAAGGTCTATTGTGATCAGAATGCTGTAAGTCGTGATGGAACATCAGATAACGGTGAAGTTCTTCTTGCTTACAAGGGCGAAGGAATCAATGACTGCGGTGTAGTTTATTGCCCATACGTTACCGGTGTTGTTAATCAGGCTATTGATCCTCGTGATTTCAGTCCTCGTATTGGTGTCATGAGTCGGTATGCATTTGCTGACAACATGCTTGGAGCTGAGAACTATTACCGTCTGTTGAAGTTCGATGGCCTTGATACAGTTCTCACAAACAAGGCAACTTGGTAATAAAACATTAATCTTTAACAGATAGGAGAAATTAAAAATGATTAAAAAAGTACAATATAGTCAATACCAGCTTGGAAATGACAAAGCTATCGTAGCTTCTGCCGTATATAATGTTTCATCTTACTATGATGGCATTTATACCAAATTCCTTTCTGATCAGTCTTGGGATACTATTCAGGATACATTCAAGATGGCACTTCCTCAGAGTACATGGTCCGTTCCAGACTTCATTGCAAATAATTCAACTATAGCTTCCGCTTGGTCCGCAAATGATCAGTCTGCAATTTTTGCAACTCAGTATGATACTGCATCTGCTGAAATTGTATCTGCCGCATTCCCTCAGCTAAGTGCATCTGGACGTAGTACATACGTTGATGGCATTCCGCAACAGGCCTAAGTTAAATTAAAACCTTAACAAAAATGCAACTCGAGAGGGTTGCATTTTTTGTGCTTTATAAATATAATATAATATAAGTTTAGAGGTAATTGAAAATGTTTTCACAATCAGCGGCACAACCTAATTTGAATCCTAATTTTTGTAAGAATAGAGATCCTCTAGCGGATTTTGGAAAAATAGACAATCTTGCGCAATTAAGAAATTATGTACTATTACAGCTTGGTTCTCCTACTATTTGTGTTGAAATATCAGAACAGCAGATGAATGCAGTGATATATGATTGTATTTTATATTGTTGGCGTTATTATATGAATGTTGGAACTTATGAAGATTATCTTAGAATGGATCTTAAGAAAGGTATAACACATTATAAACTTTGCCAAGAACTGGAATCTGTTGTTGATTTTGAACTAGCATCTTGGTTAAATAATGGTATCAATGATTTGTTTACAGTTCCGCATAATCTTTTATATAATGAAATAATGTCAATGAATGGCATGGCTTACGGCGGTGCTTGCTGGGGAACAGGATCTTACGGTGATACCCTTGGACATTGGAATGCTGCATTGGTATGGATGGAACAGGCTAGAATGGATTTAGGAAAAAGCTATCAAATAAGATATAATCAACAGGAAAAGGAACTTTCTGTATGGCCTACTCCAGATCATGATGATGTTGGACTTATGAGGGTATATAAAAGACAAAAAGTATCTTCTATATTTCAAAATCCTATGTTTAGAAAAATGGTAGTTGCTAAATGCGGAATGATCTGGACTATTGGACTAAGGAAATATTCATTAACTCTTGCTGGTGGTGGTACATTGAATGGTGATTCTCTGTATGCATCTTTCAAAGAAGATTATGACTATGCTCTAGAACAGATTAGACTAGAATCTCCATCTACAGGACAATTTTTCGTAGGATAATATTTTTGTTATATTTGTAATATGAATAGTGATTATACTTGTAAAATTTGTGGAAAAGTATGCAAAAATTCTAGAGCTCTCAGTGCACACATTTTTAATGTACATGTAGAATTTAGAAAAAACTTAAAATTATACTTTGATACTTACATAGAGCCTGGGAAAGAACATATCTGTAAATTTTGCGGGGCTCCTACAAAATTTTTGAATTTATCAAAAGGATATTCAACAACTTGTGGCTCTGTGGTCTGCGGTCATAAATTAGAAAAAGAAACTAGAATTTCTAAATATGGGCAATTTGAGTCATGTGACAGTATTAAATCTGGACGAGAAAAGTACAAAAAGACCATGTTAGAAAAATACGGCGTTGAAAATAACTGGGCTTCTGCAGAACTTAGAAAAAATGGGCAGTGTAAGACCATGTTAGAAAAATATGGAAATAGAAATTTCAATAATTCAAAGAAAATGGTTGAAACAAAAAAATCATGGAGTGAAGAAGAACAACAAGCCTTATCTAAAAAAATCTCAAATTCTCTTATGAAAATTTCTCCGGAAAAAAAGAAGGAAATTACTGAAAGAATACAGAAAAAAAGAAAACTTAAAATGAATGAAATAGTTCAAAAGATCAAAACTGCTTGGAACGACAAAACAGAAAAAGAACGAGATGAAATATATAAAAAATCTCGTTCACATATTAAAAGTGAAAACGACGGGTTTCTTTCAAGATCGGAAAAAAAATTTGCCGAAATGCTAAATAATAGAAAAATTCCATTTATATATGATTTTTTGTACAACAAAAAACATTGGGATTTTCTTGTGAATTCAGAAATTCTTGTAGAAATAGATGGAGAATATAATCATGGTCTGCTTTCTGATTCAGATGGAATTAATGTTAAGGGCAATAAAGATGAAGAAAGGTTTGAAAAATCATATCCTTATAAATTGCTTGTGATTGATTCTAAAAACATAGAAAATTCATTTCAAGAATTATTTTCTATGATGAATGTGAACTATAATGAATATATTGAAAATATGGTGAATTCTTTATCAGGAAATTTTCCTGAAATTTCTTATACAGAAAAAAGAATGAAATTAGATTGGAAACATCTTTGCGAATATAAAAATTGGAACAAATGGCAAAAACTTGGAAATAGTATAATAATGAATTTTCATAAGTCCATTTGGAAATGCAATCTTAATGGAAAACTTTCTCCATTTGAAGCTTGGAATGACAAAGAAATGTTAAAAAAATGTGTAATGAACAGATTCATCTATGAATCTAAACTGTCTTCACAGAATATTTTGAGATGCTTCAATGTCTGCAAATTAGCGCCAAAAGTTTCAGTTTTCAATCCATCGTTAGCATCACATCTTGTTAAAAAATATCTTGATAGTTATGATGAAGTTTTTGACCCTATGTCTGGTTTTTCTGGAAGAATGCTGGGCGTGTGTGCAAATAATAAAAAATATATAGGCCAAGACATTAATCAAATCACCATTGATGAATCTTCAAAGATAATAGATTTTCTTAATCTTAATGCAAAAATAACAGTCAAAGACTGTTTAGATGATTATGGAAAATATGACTGTCTGTTTACGTGTCCGCCATATAGAAATAAAGAAAACTGGTGCCAAGAAATTAAAAATTTTTCATGCGATGAATGGATTGATGAATGTCTGAAACGTTACGATTGCAAAACCTATATGTTTGTCGTTGATGAAACAACGAAATATAAGGAAAATATAGTAGAAACATTAGAAAACTGTTCTCATTTTGAAGTCAATAATGAATATGTGATTTTGATTAAAAAAATATAAATACAATATACATTTTTGGAGATATACAATGAAGAAGTACAAAGTAATTTTGACAGAATCAGAGATGAGAAAACTCAACGAAGTTCGTCGTAATGACGGCATAATCAAACTTAGTCCAATAGAAACAGCTTATATCGCAGATAGGATTCTCGAAGATCTACGAGGTTTTACTGATATGGACGGTAATAC